ATGCAAGGGCGCAATAAAGAGCAGCGACAGCGTGAAGAAGAGTGGAAAAACACAATTACAAACATGTTGACACGCCTAGAAACCCGTCAACAGGTTATGAGTGAGCAAATGAACAGCTATCAACAGTCATTAGCTGAAGTTGTTTCAACAGTTGGTAAACATACCTCAGAATTGGCGGTAGTTGGCATTATTGCCCGTAGGGCTGATGATGTTTCAAAAAAAGTTCAGACCGACCTCACAGAGGTCAAAACAGACGTAAAAAATCTAGGCAATCGTATCGAGAAACTGGAGAATTAAACTATGGTTAATCTTAAAGTACGCATGAAGAACAAGGCTTTTTGGCTTGCGCTTATTTCCGCCCTGCTTATTCTTGTACAGGTTGTAGCTGGTATTTTCGGCTATAAAATCGAGATTGAGGGTATTACTAATCAAGTCCTTGCAATCGTGAACGCAGCTTTTACCGTGTTGGCTATTTTGGGTATCTTCAACGACCCAACAACAGCGGGTTTCTCTGATAGTGACAGAGCAATGACCTATACACAGCCAAGCGCCAAGCCCTCTAGTGAGGTTATGTAATGTTAAAAGGTATTGACGTTAGCGGTTATCAGCCTTGTTACTCCACGTATTCTAGCGGGTACGTGGAGACCGCTTATAGTGGGGCTGATTTTGTCATTGCTAAGGCAACGCAGGGTACTAGACCGCTTAATTCGCATATGGTTAGACAGCTTGAGAGGGCTAAGGCAGACGGTAAACTGATTGGCGTTTACCACTACGCCGAAGGTGGTTCACCTGTAGCAGAGGCAGACGCTTTTATTAGTTGCGTTAAGGACTATGTGGGTGAGGCTATTTTATGCCTAGACTGGGAAAATGGAGACAATGACGCATGGGGTTCTACTACATGGGCTAGGCAGTTTGTAGACCGTGTACACGCCCTAACGGGTATCTACCCGCTTGTTTACACTTACCCCGCTGGTAGGTCGCAGGTTGCTTCATGCGCCGATGTTTCCGCCCTATGGATAGCTGGTTACCCTGATAACCGTTTCAGTTGGGAATTGCCACAAATGGACTACAGCACGGGCGCATGGTCTGACTGGACAATTTGGCAGTATTCAAGCGCTAACGGTAACGTTGATTTGAACGTTGCTCAACTGGATAGAGCGGGCTGGGTAAGGCTTGCAGAGGGTGACAAAGCAGCTACAGGCTTTACCCCTCACTGGGTACATAACTCTGTGGGTTGGTGGTACGCTACCGCTCCTAATGACTGGTACGCTGATACATGGCAGCTTATTGACGGTGAATGGTACTACTTTGACGCTAACGGCTACGCAGCTAAGGGCTGGGTACGTTACGGGGCGTATTGGTGCTACATGAGAGAAACCGCCGACAATCGAGAATGTGCAATGGAGACGGGTTTTGTCGAGGTAAACGGTTCAATGTATTACCTAAGACCTGAGAACGGTGCGCCCCGTGGCACTATGGCAACGGGTAAATTCGAGGTTGACGGTAAAACCTATATCACAGACGCTAGCGGGCGTATTCAGTCTAACGCCGTTGTAGTCCATGACGGGCTAGCCTATGCCTTAGATACAGACGGTACAGTTAAGAGCGGTACACTCAGCGTTTCTACAGATGAAACGGGCGCAATAACTAAGCTGAATTAGTGTATACTGTTCCTACACGGTCTACTCCTCCGCCGTGCGTAACCCCGCTAATCGTGTACAGGTTAGCGGGGTATTTTTGTGTAGAAAATATGTAGGGAAATTTCTCTAAAATTGTTGTTGACAGAGAGCAACAAAGCCCGTATAGTTATAGTCAACAAAGGGAACAAAGAGAGTTCCCGACACGACCGAGAGGAATTAAAAATGAAGTGGACAGCTTACTACATGGCAAAGAACGCATTTACTGGTAAGCGTGTGCCTGTATACCTAGATGAAACATTCAAAACAAGAAAAGCACTCACTGAGTATCTAGTATCTATTGGCTGGGCTGAGTACGGTTTTAACCCTAATGTCATGGTAAAGGACACAGAGGACGGCAGGGAGATAGCTACCCTAGTTAAAGAGTAACTAGTCAATTAACCCCCTCGCAAAGGGTGGGGGGGTATTCATACCGTTGAAAGGTGGCACTATGTCAAAAGTTTATTCAGTTCTAAGCGAAGTAAGAGAGGAATTAAACGTACCAAAAGACCAGTACAACGCATTCGGTAAGTACAAGTTCCGAAACTTAGAGAGCATTAACGCAGCGCTCAAACCGCTATGCAAAAAGTACAAGTGCGGTTATTACATGACTGATAGCGTTGTTCTTATCGGTGAGCGCTACTACACACAGGCAACAGTAGCGTTCTATGTAGAGGGGTGCGAGGAAACAGTAACCTCTGTAGCGTATGCACGAGAGGAAAACGAGAAAAAGGGTATGGACGCTGCACAGATTAGCGGTTTGGCTAGTTCCTATGCAAGAAAATACGCTATTTGTGGTCTATTTGCCGTAGACAGCGGGGAAGAAGTAGACGCACTTGACAATCGACCCGCTGAGACAGCCCCTAAGACACGAACAGCAACACGAACGACTACTACACGCAGGACACAGCAAACCACCCCGCAAAAAGCCACTGAGAGCGTTACAGAGGAAACACTACAAAATAAGGTTTTGGAGTTCGCAAATCTAAGGGGTAAAACGGTCGATGATGTTATCAAGGCGCTAAATATCACCCCTGCAATGAAGAAACTAGGCGTAACCGCTGAACAGATTGAGTACACAGACAATCAGAGAGTTGCAGCGGTTGGAATTGTTACAAGTTGGCTAACACAGGTTAAGAAAGAGGGCTAAACATGAGAGGCATTAACACAGTTTGTTTGAGCGGTAACCTTACTAGAGACGCAGAATTGCGTTTTACAACCAAAGGCACGGGCGTTTGTTCCTTTGGTATTGCGGTCAATGACAGTCGTAAGAACTCGCAAACTGGTCAATGGGAAGATGTACCGAACTTCTTTGATTGTAATATTTTCGGCGCAAGGGCTGAGAGCATTACCGACTACCTCGCAAAGGGTACAAAGGTTTGCGTAACTGGTAGGCTGAACCAGTCTACATGGGAAACCAAAGAGGGACAAAAGCGCTCCAAAGTTGAGGTGATTGTAGACGTTATCACCTTCATGTCTACTAAGCAGGATAAGCCCGTACAGTATCAGACACAGGCAGATATCAGCGATAACACAGAAATGTATGACGCAGATATCCCGTTCTAGGGTGTAATTGTGTAGGAAGTGTGAACGCTATTTGTTGTTGACAACACGCAACAAAGTCCCTATAGTAGGTATCAACAAAGTAGCCCCGCTGCAAAGGGTGGCGGGGCGCTAAAGAAAGGATAGAAACATGGAGAAAGACGTTATCAAGATTGAGCGTGAGCAGCTAGAGGCGTTAGTCGCAGCGGGGCTAAAGGTGGTTGTAAATTGGTCGCTTATTAGTGAGTGTAATGATGACGAGGTGGGCGCTTTTCTTGTTGATATGTTTGAGAAAAATATTGAACGCCTAGGAAATATGGCTGGTATCGTACATGACAGTATGCAAGAACTAAACGACCTGTAATGTTTCAATCGTTTGTTGTAAGGGGCGAGGTACGAGGGAAGCCCCGCCCTAGATTTTCAGCCCGTGGAGGCTATGGCAGGGCTTATACACCCGCTAGCTACATGAAGTATGAGCGCTCAATAGCTAAGGCATACACAGAGGCGGGCGGCAAGAAGTTCAGCGGTGCGGTAAGTGTATCAATCTTCATTCACAGGGAACTACCTAAGAGCCGACCTAAACGCCTTTTAGCTGAACTAGACACGTCTAAGCCTGATATAGATAACGTTTCTAAAGCAGTCCTAGACGCACTAAACGGGGTAGCTTATGAAGATGACAGGCAGGTTATAAGCCTACACGTTACAAAGCTACCACGAACAAGGAACGAGAGTTTTTTAAGGGTCACAATCATAGGAGGATAAAACATGAAACTAACTAATGAGTTAAATCTACCTCAGCCGTTCGTAGACGCTGCAAGCAGTGACTACAAGTACACAGATAAACGCTATAGTGTAACGTCTGTTCTAAAGGGTACGAGAGAGGCAATTCTACAGCGCCGACACTCCGAGGAAATCGAGACAGACGTCTCAGAAATGGTATGGGCTATTTTCGGTTCAGCGGTACATAAGATTTTGGAGCAGTCCGAGGAAACAGCCGACCAGCTAAAGGAAAACTGGCTATCTGTAGAAGTTCAAAACGGCTATGAGTTGAGCGGTATCTTTGATTTGTATGATGACGCAACGGGTACAGTCACAGACTACAAAACCGCTACCGTGTGGAAATTCATCTACAAAGAGTTTGATGATTGGCGTATGCAATGCCTCGCTTATGTGTGGTTGTTGCGTAAAATCGGTTTTAACGCCCGCCGTGGTGAAATCGTGGGAATGCTCAAAGACCACTCTAAGACCAAAGCAAAGACAGACCATACCTACCCGCAGCACCCAGTCCAACGTATCGGTTGGGACTTTACCGACAAAGACCTAGAGGGGTTCGAGAGTTGGCTCAAAGCTAAGTTTGCAGAGATTGAGCGAGCTGAGAAATTAAGCGATGATGATTTGCCTCTTTGTTCCGATGATGAACGTTGGCATAAGCCCGATAAATACGCCGTCATGAAAGAGGGTAGAAAAACAGCCGTCAAACTCTATGATAGCGAGGAAGAGGCTAACGCTAGAGTAGAGCAAGAGGGTAAGGGTTTTTATGTTGAACACCGAAGGGGCGAGGATAGCAAGTGCCTAAACTACTGTTCAGCGTGTGAGTTTTGCAATCATTACAAGGAGTTGATGAACAATGCTAACTAA